AGAGAGATCCACCGATAGTGCTCGGAAGGGTTATGCCTTTCAGATCACAGCCACTGAGGTCGAGATATCCACCGATAGTGCTCGGAAGGGTTATGCCTTTCAGATCACAGCCACTGAGGTAGAGATATCCACCGATAGTGCTCGGAAGGGTTATGCCTTTCAGATCACAGCCACCGAGGTAGAGATCGTCTAATGTTCCCAAAATTTTTGAGAATTCCTTCGACTTAAAAAACTTATTGATCCACTTCCGACATTTCCCCGAATCGTCAGTAGTGTTGATCTGATCAATTACGAATTTATGAGGATTGCCTAAAATAAATTCGTATTTATTTGTCTTGTCTTCATCAGCACCTTTTAATCCGAAATAGTCATTTATGGAAGTGTGGCTATCAACAGAATAACTTAGTTTGCCCTCGTTAATCTGTTTTCTGATTTTAGCATTGAAGTACATCGGGATTCCATCCCCTTTGGTTGTGAATGAAAAAAAGTTACACATGGTTTTATAGTTTTAAGATTAATTCAATAGGTTCATGTATTCAGCCCATTTAGGGGATCGCATCCAGAGTATATCTGAGTAGGCCTTCTTTGCAGCCTCGCAGAACTCGGAGCATTTGACTATTCTGAGGGAATACCCTTTGAATATATCTGAAAGGTATTCCTCAATTATCGGAGCATCATCGGGCTCACACCCGGTCGCTTCGATTATGGTTTTCTGGTAGTGGTTCATGATTTTACAGTTGATTTCTTTTTTGCGCCCCATATCTCAGTTATCCCAGAGCGGGCGAATAGTTTTTCAGTTGCCTTAGCCTGTGATATCTTAGGCTCAACGTCTCCTCTTATCCGGGCATACACAGCCTGAACGCTTGTTACGTCGTATATCTTCATCAGACCTTTCATGAGGGCTTTTTTCTGATCCTCATTTGCCTTTCTCCAACCCTTGTTAAATGCGTAATTTTTCATAAAATGACACGTTTACGTTATTTAATTTTTTATCTTTCCTGCTTAGATTTGTTCCGTTTTCCTTTAATTCATTTATGGATAGGACAAATATATATTATATGCAAGCAATATGCAAGTATTTTGCAAGAAAAATTTGTTATTTCTATGAATTTGTCTGAAAGATTAAAGCATCTAATTGACAGTAAGGGTATTAAGCCTTATGAAATTTTTAAAGTTACGGGCATTTCTCAATCTACATTAAGTAGAAAGAGACGGCCTTTGTTCCCAAAAGAGAATATCAGCACATGATTAATTCCTATCTGGAAACCTTAAAGAATTGAACAAAATAAATATTAATCTGTTATCACAGTAATACCGCAGCCATGCAAGCAAAAGCAATCAGCAGAACAACAAAGGAAGCACAGAAACGTTTCTTTGTAGCATTCAATGACCTTATAAGCAGAAAGAAGATAGAAGGATTAACGCAGTTTTGCAGGGAGTACAATCTCCATAAACCGAAATATGTTAGGCTCCGTCAGGCTTACATGGAATCAAAGGCAACCGATTACAGGCATGTTGACATGGATGCATTCATTTTCATTGTCAGGGATTATGATGTTTCGGCTGAGTGGCTCCTGACTGGCAGGGGAGATATGTATGAATAACACTGTTGATAACTTTTCTTTGTCAGTATTAGAGTGATACTTATATTTGTCGCAGTATTCCGCGAGATACATATAAAATATTCGGTTTGAAAACCATAAATCCCCTTCTTGTTTCTCGCGGAACTTGAGGGGGATTTTAAAATTTTAAAACCATGATAGAAACTAAAATCAAAGAAGTTGACAATGAAGATTCACTTCCGGCTCTGTATTCATCTGAAAAGAGAGAAACCATTATTTTGGTTAAAAAGGTGTTGCCGGATGGAAAACTAGAAGGAGTTGTACTACATCCGAAATCGGCATTCGGAGAATATTCTATGGCGTGGTCTCCAGTCAAATATACAAGAATGGGAAGGGGGTCTGAATTAACTATAAAATTCATACAAGAATGAATATACAAAAAATAAATAGACTGGGCATTGCCATAGCTGCGCATGGATTTATAGGCACTCATAAGCGTATTGAAAAGTTGCGCTATAAACAAGATCCTCAAACAGACAATATTAGTATTAATAGTAATTTACTTAGATATGATCCTCATGCTAAAATAATAAGGGTTTCAAAAGGGATTATGGATGCCTGTAGGTTAATAGATTTTGAATCAATAAAAGAAAATATTGATAGCACTATTTTTGATTTTAAATCAATGTTTATTCTTTTAGATAACGATGATTCAGGATTAATAAAAGTAGAAAGAGCGGGGAGTGATTTTGGGTTTGTAATGTTCAACAAATTAAATTCATTCAACAATGATTTCGAATTTTGTTATAATTCATATTCGTTTCTAAATAAATCTTTTTTAATAGAAAAAGAGATTTGTTTGGTTAAGAAAGATAATGGACGTCAAGAGAAAGTTAGCGATTTTGAAAAAAGTAAATTCGTTGTTCAATTGCTGACGTATCTAATCTTCGGGGATATAACAGAAGTCTTTTTGAAACCTAAAATGCATCATACAAATAATTTTACTCGTATTATAAATAATACTAAATTGAATATAATGTTTTGTGACACACTTTGGAAGCAACGTATTAATGTCAGTGGATTTAAAGTGAGAGGACATTTTAGATTACAACCAATTGGGGAGGGCAGAAAAGGAAGAAAACTTATATGGATTGAAGATTTTGAAAAACATGGTTATAACCGCAAGGCAACTGTCGAATTAACTTCATAAATAATTAAAAAGAATAATTTCGTCGCTGGTGTTATTCTTTTTAGCCCTTCAGAAATGAGGGACTTTTCATTTCGCAATCCTTAATCCCGAAAAATAAGGATGTAGTGCAAGCTTCTGAGCTGTTTCCACCTGAGTAACCCGGATATACTTTAAAAAGCTCCTTTCTGTTTTATGCCCGGATATCTTCATAATGTCAAGTGGTTTGATCCCTCCGGGATCACTAAGGATAGGAGTTAACCGCTTGTGTTGCAGGCGGTTTCTCTTTTTTAAAATGGCTATTTACCCGACATTTGGCCGACAAGTGGGAAAACTCATAATTGAACATCACAAATTGTGATCTCAAAAGAAAGGGGCGGAGAACCCATTTCCGCCCCGAACCCTAAACTAAACCTAAAACCAATGAAAAAAACCTATCTTTTAAAAGGTACGGAAGGATCACTTATCGGGCTTACCTCTCCGTACCAGGACGGCTGAGCCTATATTATCTTCTGCATCAGCCGTTATTTCTTAAAGAACTTGTAAGCCTTCCACCCGAACCAAATGAACCCGGATGAGAATAATATTATGCATATCCATAATGCATCCTTGTAAATTTTTGGTATGAACTTAACCGGTGTCGGGATTCTGACAGCCCTCAGTCTTGTATATGTATCTGTGTGGGTAACAACATTTATTTGTGGTTTTATTATCGCAACGGCCTTTATCCTTCCGTTCAATATGCTGATAGTTAATTTGAGCCTGTCATTTTCCATCTGAAATAATTTCTGATCAGGGCAATTGTAAACCGGGAAGTCTGCAATTGTCGTATCGGCTGGCATGGGAATTGTATCATGAACAACTGTTTCAATATAAACGGAATCCCTTGTTTCCTTTGGTGGAAACTTCTGAAGGCATTTTCTCTGAGTTACGCAGGAAGTCGCAACGAAAAAAAGCGAAAGGAATATTACTATTTTTTTCATTTGTGTTCCATTTTATATTTAGTTGCTATTTACTTATCGTTATCAGGTTAATATGATCCTCTCCGTGTAAAAGTTTCAACCCGGATTTAATCTGCCTGAGATCTTCCTTCTTCACTATTTCCCTTAACTGTATTTTTTTGTTCACGGAAAACCATGCGTATTCGATGAAGACTTCATTGTCTTTCATCCCTGCCAATTCGGGATATTTTTCTTCCATGCTGTATTTTTTCACTAATTTAAAGTATCACTCTAACACCGTAAAATTTATTTATCAACATTCTTATCCCTGCGAAGGATGATAATCCAGACAATGATTATGGAAATAAGGAACAATAGCATTATGTAATCTTCAATCATCGTTATTAACTATCTTGATTGGTTCCAGCAGCCAGCCTTTTGGTATATGCATGATACCGCTTACCTTATTGTCCTCTTCCATGAACTCACGGCAAACAATCACACAATCATCCGTATCGGCTATAAGAAACCCGACCGTGGTAACATTAAGTGGTTTTGAACAAAGAGATACTGCAAGATCGATATCACATTGTTCATCGTGTGACCATGCATCGCGCCATTGAACACTAACTATTTTCATCGTTATCGTATCTCTCCAGCCAAAAATTAATCCTGTTAAACTCTCCCCATTTAGGGTGTACCATCCATGCACTCTGAGACGGGGCCGAGTGCCTGCCACAACCATGATCATAAGCATCGGTTCCGGAAACGGATCCTCCACCGGAATAAAGCGGTGTATCAAATGGAGTATGAAAGTGACCATGAATGATCTTATGAAATCCTATCTCATTTGCCCTTGAAATGTCACTCATGATAATGCTTTGCCGTGCGGTTGCTTCCCGGGCTGCTCTTCTTTCAATCCCGTACCAGGGAATTCCCATCCATGCTTTTACTCCATGCATGTGAGTAAGAAGATAATTCCGTGTACTGACCCTGACAACCTTCTCATGCATGGCATGGATATTGAATTGTACATTATCCAGTTTGGCAATATAAGCCTCGAGCATCTTTGCAATAAGGTACCCGTATGAATTGATTCCGGCCTCTTTGGCTTGTGGTTTTTTGGTCAGCCTTGAATGGTTATCCTCAGTGACAAACTCGCATGTAACCTCTTCAAAATAGGGTGCAAGCAAGGCAATCTCTTTGGCATAAAGCTGGGCGGCCCGGACAACCTGTTCAGTGACCGGGAATTCATTTGTTATTCTCAGCTCTTCATGGATATCTCCTGAGATCAGGTCGCCGGTGAAAAGTACATGGCATTTCTTAATATTATAAGGCCCCCGGTGTAGCTGGCACCAGTCCACATATCCACCTGCGAATCCCAATACTCTTTTATCGCAAAGAGCGGGATTAAACTGTCCGAAATGCTCAATCTCGTCCGGCTCCTGAACGGCTCCCATGTGAGCATCGGTGTTATGCATTACCGGGATTATCTCTGTTTGTTTATGTCCTTTCTTGCTCCGGTACATCTTTTCAAAAACAGAATCAAGCGGAGATATCGGCTCAATGCAATCAATTACACGGTTGAAGAATACCTCAAGCTTACCGTGCTCTTTCCGGTATTCACGGAGCGAAGCATCTTTTTCCTGGATCTCCCGGTGAAGCTGCTGCTTCTCTTCAGAGTGACGGCCCTTCAGTTCATCTTCTGTTAAAAACTTATTCATTGGAGTACACCCTCGTTTTTAAGTTTCTTGATAGACTGCAGTTCCCCGTAATAAATGGTGCCGTCAACCTTACCCCTGTATTCTTTTAGTTCGGGCCTTGATATCGAATCCCTGTACCGGGGCTTTCCGATAATACTGAGCTCCCTGAGCATTTGCGATTCCTCAACATACTTGCCAGTAGGGATCTTCTTTACATAACTGAATACCATGAAGAACATATCATGCTTTTGCCTTAATTGCTCTTCTGAAAGCATCCCTTCAGGGAGTTTGGCCTGAACTTCAGAAACCGGTTCAATCACCGGTTCGGGATTAATCCTTTCATTCCAACCATAGCCACAAACAGCACACACATACTGTTGAACCTTGAATTTCTTCCGGGAACGGGTCCCGTCTTTTTGTACTTTATCGCTTCCGCATTTTTTACAATTCATAATAAGAATATTGGTTACTTATTCAGTTCCTTCACCTTTTTGCTGATGATACCGTAAGCGCCCCAGCTTAATCCAAGCCCAATCACAATAGACAATCCTGGCTTGCCAAAGAAATATATCCATGATGCAGCCGGCGGAAGATTCTCAAGTGCTTTTGTAGCCTCCTCTGTGTTCATCAGAAGCATGAACATCAGGTTAAGGATTATGATCATTATCAACTCCGCCCAGTTGTCGGAGATCCAGAATCGCCAGTTGAAAGGTGCTGTCTTTTTTTTCCGGAAGAAAAACCGGTTGATAAAAAAGACTAATACAGCAAGAAGATTAAGTAAGTAGTTCATGATTTTTCAGTATTTAATGTATCCAAACTTTTCACCTTCATTCGGGATGATCTCAAAATGGGGCCCGTCCCAGAATCTTGTATCATCAATATCATTATCGTTATTCCAGTCAATGCCCGGACGGATCCTGTGTGATATTACTCTCATCTCAAACAGATGATCAGCAATGCCCATTACCCTGCCGGCAAAATATGCTGACTGAAGCTTTCCCCAGTCAATACCGCTCTTTTCGAATGGGGCTAAATCTATTGCAAGCGAGGGATAATAATTATGCATTGATTTTGGCCATTTTAATTGTGACCTTTTTTCGGCAAAGGCTTTATCCTGACCTGCCTCATCCCTGTGACCGCAAACAACCGTACAGTCAACTTGCTGTAATACGTGCGTTGCGAGTATCTGCAAATCTCTATGTACGGTCTGAAGCCTTGCTTTGCTTGTTTCTGAAAAATGGTTCATGATTATTTATTTTATCTTTTTTAGGACAATCCTCCGGAGCTATCGGTGTTCCGAAACCATTAAGGGCAATGTCAGGATTAGGGCAATCCCCTATACCTGTACAGTCATCACATTCTTTATGTGGGTACGGCTGGTTCATTTTGTGTCTAATTTTTGCTCTATCCGATTAAGCTGATCCTGAAAGATCTTAAGTACCTCCTTATCAACTTTGCTTTTTTCAAGATTCTCAATCCGTTCTCCCTGTGTTTCAATCTTTTGGTATTGCCTGCCATCGCCAAACCTCCCGGCTGAGAACCCTACAATGGCACTAATCAGGATCGGAACCACCACTATCACCAACCATTTTGGGAAGGTTACTGTTTCGGATTTATCTATTGTCATGGCCTTATTAATTTTCTTGAATAAATAGCAATACCGTTATCAAATTTATACATTAAATAGTATCAGTGTGATACCGTTGATAATAAAAAAGCATAAGTTTTGAACATCTGTTAATCGTACCATATTGTTTAGACTTTAAGTTATTCCGCAGTATGTTTTAGCCTTCGTTACAGCCCCCCCTGTTTGCTTTTCTAAGCAGACGAGCATCTCTTTTAAAAGGTCATCCTCCACTTTTGTAAATAAAATATCCTGATATGCCTCATTGAAATAAGAATTATACTTTGCGTAACTTGAAAGTTCATCCAACCGCCAGAGATAGTAATTTGCTGTATCAACATAATCCATACCTCCTGTAGCGATATGGATGGTTGAATCATTCTTATTAAACATTGCTATGCTTGCAAGTCCTACGTGCTTATTTGCAACTATAAAAGTCTTTATCCCTGCGTAAACCATATTAGCAACGATAGCATAGCCAGCATCGGTTAAATGGATTTTATCAGCATTGTAATAAGTAAGATTTGTTTCGTCACCCTTTTGCCCTATGTTTTCATCAGTTGTAAAGTCAATAATTCCATCGACAACATCAATAAGTTCTGTTCTGATCTTATTATTGACATACACTCTCTTGTCCTCAAAATCAAGTATTGAAGTGTAGTGATCTTGGGGTAAAATTGTACAGGCAAATACATTCCATCCAGCTGCTTTTCGAGCAGTACAATATGTTAAAATTCTCTGGTATACAGTCTCGGCAGTTGCTGAAGTTCCCAAGTCATTCACCCCGCCCCAAAAGATTAAAGCTCTTTTATAATCACCCAATAAGGGATCTATGGTCGTGGATGCATTTACAATCATTGTCGCAACTGTTTGACCCCCGACCCCCATGTTGGTTGCAGTTATCTTTATTGCATCATCGGCAAGATACTTGGCAACCAACAGTTCAGGATAGGTATTCCCTGCCGTTGCACCATAACCCTCGGTTAATGAATCTCCCTCACAAACAACATTATAGAATCCCCCTGCCGTGAGATTAAGGTAATTAAAGTTAAGAAGTGCCTTGCCGTTCTTGTTTATATAAGAAGTGTTTGCCGGGTAAGTAGCTTTTAAGGTATATCCTGCTGCTGCAATTACTGTTACGCTTGCCCCTGCCGGAACTTGTACGTCAGACTGACCCGCTTTTTCATAGATCTTAAATCCGTAGTCAAAAACATATCTTGATCCGCTTGCATTATAAGCAAAGTGTGGAGCAGTACCGACCCATGTACCCGTACTTCCCCCCGTTACATCAAACTCATAAACTCCCGTTCCACAGATCGGGGCCTTGAAAAAATGAGTAGATATAGCATTGTAATCAGTCACATATTCAGCACCGCACATTATCGTTCCACCTACTTTGCCGGGAAGATATAAAGACGGTGTTGTGCGTGGAATAGCACCTATGCCTATCGGAGCCGCCCCGCTTGTTACGGAAGACATTGTGCCAGTCGTTGTAGGATTTCCAGTCTTCAATACACCATTAACATATATAACACCAGTCCTGTCGGCTGCCTTATAAGAACAGAGAACGTTATATATGGTTGTGTTAGAATTAGCTACGCCCGTACCGGTCTCAATCTTCCATTGATTAGATGTTGAATTCCCATGAAAAACGCTAAACCACAGTCTTCCCGTTGCTGTAACGTCCAGCCTCCATTCAACAGCAGCCGTGCTGTTATCTTTTGCCATAATGGTTTTGGTTACTGGTATGGTTCCAAAAGAAACAACTGGGATATAAATATAAAAATCCCCTGAAAAGTTATACCCTGCAACGTTGGGGAAGCTGACCAGAGTATCAGTTCCGTTAAAAGAAGCTATTGAAGGAACTATTGCAGGAGTGTTGTCCTTCAGTGGTTCAGAGATAATCGAAGCAGCCCGATCTTTCATCCACATATCCAGTCGCGTAGCCCAGTACGCATCCCAGCTCATTCCAGATGAACTATGAACTATACTCCCGAAAACGCCTTTTTGTGTAATATTCCCCGTGACGCCTTTTTGTGTTATGGCTCCTACAACCTGTGTCATGAAGGATCTTTATTATAAGCTGTTTCAACAACAAAACAACCATACGAAGGTGTATATACATGATCCGATGCATCGTAAACCTTTGTCTCAAAATTATAAGCCCCAGCATCCCATAGCTTTGATACTTCGTTAACTATATCATAAGTTACTACGAGATCCGCTATCGTACCTGTCAGAGTAGCATAGAGTGTCGTACCATTATAGATATACATCTTTGCGGTGTACCCGGAAAGCGATGTTATATTTGATATCGTTTCCGTTAATGTGTCACTGTCGCCACATCTTATATATATAGTAGTAGGATTACTCATATTATGCTATTTTTAGTTTTCTATTTTTACACATATATTTTTTACCCTTATTTGCTTCACTAATCTTTTTTCTTGTTTCAATAGAAAATATTTTACCTTTATTAAATTGTGATAATTTTTCACGAGTTTCTTTAGATAATCTTATACCTTTGTGACTTTCCGATAATCTTCGTTTTGTTTCTTCTGAGGCTTTTTTACCTTTATTCCATGCCTTTTGTCCTTTATGTGATTCACTTAGATTTTTACAATGCTCTAAAGAAAGATTTTTACCCTTATTCCATGCAATCATTTTACAACCTAATACGCTGCCTGCTATTTTACAGATATTAAAGTAAGGGTTCCATTTATCTATATAATATTGTTCTCTTGCTGTTAAAAATTCAGGGAAACATAATTCGACTATAATAAAAACCAAATCGGATTCACCGTATTTATTAAAATGATTTTGTAATTTATTATTGCCATGTTTATTTAATCTCAAATCACTTAAATGTTGAGACCAACGCCGCTTAATATTAATAGCACTTCCGATATAAATCCGTTCTGATTTAATTTTACTTTGAATTTTATATATTCCGTTTATCTTCATAGTTGTAAATTGTTGTCCGCATCACCTTGTTTTATATAAATACTCTGTTCTGCCATATCTTTAATTGTTTGCCATTTATTTAATTTTCAAAGCTGCATCGGCTCCCGCTCCGTCTCTGTATATCTGGCCGGCCGTTAATCCGGCATTGCTTGTTGGGATGTTTGGAATCCAAATCCTATCACCGTTCAGATAGAGGTAACCGTATGGATCACTTCCGAGGCATATAATAAGATTCTGACCCCGGCCATTACCTACAAGGAAATGACGGTACCTTGTTTTTCCTCCATCGTAACCCTTTCGATTTATGGTGACATATCCATAAAGGTTATCATCCTGATCGTTCTCCCAAATCTCATTCCCTTGAATCTTCAATGAACCCCGGTAAGTATTCGGAACATTTGTTATTGTTGTGGCTCCCGTAAAGTTCACCCCTGCTGTTTGTGCTGTAAATATTACATCATCTTCATCCGATGTTACAACTACTCCCCCGACCAAATAAGATGCAGCATACATACTCACAAAGTCTGCGGCTGTATCGGCAAGGCCATTATCATTCCATAGCGCAAGGGATGTAACAGCATCACAGAGTATATTCGCTGTACCTGCCGTGCCTGTTAGCGTGACTGTATCTACTCTTTTTACCCCGGTTTGAGTATGAGCCGGTGAACCGTTAAGATCACCCGTTAAATTCAGGCAGCTCGCTCCTGATGGAGTTGCCCCGGTGAACCTTATCACATTTGCTGAAGGTTTGCTCAGACTACTTCCCGGGAAATCTCCGGAGTATGCAAGCAAGAAATCATCAACAGTGGCAGTCAAGCTCCCATTAAAAGTCGCTGTTCTCTCAACTCCGTTAAAGGTAATTCGGCATGTACCGATTGTTCCGCTCAGGGTGATATCATAAACATCCAGAACATTGGCTGTTGTATTAACCACAGACCCGGCCAGATCACCCACCGGAACAGCTATGCCATTGAAATACTTCACTCCGAGGTTATCAATGTAGGCCAGCTCAGCAAGTAACAGTCCGGTTGCAACACTGGAAAATGATGCTCCAAGTGAATCCCAATTTGCTGCGTTCCAGGCTCCGGAGGCTCCGTCTGCCCCTTTGTAGATATAATAAGTTCCTGAGTAGTTAACTACATCCCTGACAAGGGTGTTATTGTTATAGGCCGTAGCGGCTGAGAATATCCCTCTGTAAGTTATTGCCGGACCAGTCGCCCCTGTTGTACCGGCTGCAGCTGCTTTGGTCCAATATGTATTCTCTGCGGGTGTATGGCCAGCCCCTTCAGTGGCATTGATATAATTCCATGAAGATCCCCCGTATGTGACTTGATCACCTTTATAATAAGTCGTACCGGCTGCGTATGCTCCACGGAATACCGGAAGCGGTGCTGTATCTCCTGCAGGGCTTTGAGCCAGCGCTCCTTTGATGGTAAGTTTTGAACCGGTTGTAACGTTCCAGTCAAAGAAACTATTGGCATCACCTACCCTGAATTTATTGTTTGTAAGATCAAGATAATTGTTCCCGTCAATGCTCTGGATCTTCCCGGTAGTGATAGTATTCCCGGATATGTATGTCATCCCATACACGAAATCGAAATCCCTGTATCCATCTGCAACGGCAAATAACATCCCGACTAAGAAGTGATAATAACCGGCGACCTCTTCAGTCGTGATCTGGCTGGAAGAAAGGACCCACTGGCCGGTCAGTGCTGACTTTGAGCATTTGCAATATAGGTAATAAGCAGTGGCGGGGGTCAATGAGGACTGATTCAATGCGCCTGATACAACCCATGTATAACCAAGTCCGGCAATCTCTATCTGCAGATGTATCAAGGATCCTGCACTGATATTTATTGCGTTTGCATCACCTTCGTAATTTGCTTTAATCGTAACATTTGACAGCCAAAAGTCCCGGGATTTAGTACCTACTGCCAGGTATGCTGTTTCAATACTCAGGGGCTTAAGGTTTACCGGATCGAAATACAGGTCAGTATCAAACAGTAGGTCCTTTAGTGACTTTTGGTTAACTGTGTTTCTCCGGGCTTGCTCTTCACGTCTGCGATCAACGAAAACCGTTTCTTTTCTATTGGATATAGTCCCTTTGATGATTCTTTCCTGAAGGGTGTAAGGCACAAAATCCGCAATGGTAGCCTTGATTTGATTAGGATTGACAAGCGGGAATTCAATTGCTGAAACACGAATCAGTGAATTAATCCCTAAATCAGAATCTATAATAGTTACCTTATCTCCCGCGTCTATATCAAGTGATATCCCTGCTGCGTATTTCGGATCAATATCAACTGAGTAAACTACCATTGGAACACAGTTCTCATCCAGGTATGCCTGTGTAGCCACTTTTAAGGCTGCCTCTGCTGTGTCTATATATGTCTGCGGCATTGAGATATTGACAAGCGTGTAAGTGTCCCCGCTGGCCGGGTAAACGGTCGTATTGGGCTGGACGTAACCGTCTGAATCGGTAAACGGAGTAATGTAAAAACCTGAAGCGGCATGATCGTATTTCCATATCTCACATTCAACCCCGGCCATATCTCCTGACTTGAAAACTATTGATGCTGTCTGCCCTTCAATCAGATAATCATTAACATTAAAATCCATTGCAGAATCGGTCAGGTAATCTGTATTACCCCAGCCGCTGGCAGCGGCATAACTTACCCCTGTCAGAGTACCTGTTCTTTTCGGGTAAATCTCATCATCCGTGTACTGGCCTTCAATTGTGCCGTATAAACCCGATGCAGAGGAAATCAAAACCCCCGATGCTGCCATTCCTGATACGGCAAAACTTAATCTTTTTGCGCCTGACCGATAAGTGTAAGGAATGTTTTTTGTTCCTCCGTAGCCCCAACATTTTGTGATTATGTTCTGATCTTGTACCTGCTGCCGGGTGAGCTTATAAAGTCCTAAATCCTTACCGTACTGAAAAGTTAAAGCGGTTGTACTTCCAACTGAGTTTCTGAGACTGATGACTTTAGCAGCAAGCGAATACTCCATCTTGAAAGCTTCAGCAACCCTGCCCAATGCAGCCAGACAAGTTTCGTTTGTAAACTGAAGTGTCAAATCATCCGATGAATCTACTGTGCCCACGGTCCACCCGGAATCTATTTCATTTATCGAGGCAACAATGTTTGTAATGAAGTCTGTTGCCGATCCGTTATACGAATAGTCTGCTAATCCATCGGATGAAATAAAAAGTTTCCGCCCCAGGTTGTAAAGAACAGATTCAAATGTTATGTTATACTTGTAGGTTGAATTGTCAATTTTTTCTAAATCTGGAAGCCTGTTGATATAGTAGTTTTCAGAATTATATGTAATGAAGTCCCCTATCTGCAAAGCAATAACCGATGCGTAAATGAATTCACACTTAATAAAATGTTCAGCCATTAGTCGCTTTGAATAGACTGTTTTTTCGTCTATCTGAATCGTAGCGATCTCAGTCGCTGGGGCCCTATATATTGTTAAAGCGGTCATACTGTATAAGTACAGGATATTATCAATAAACTATTGTTTGCAAAATCAGTATCGGCTAAACTTGTCCTTGTCCCTGCATTTGATATCTCTCTGAGTAATATCGTTGTTGTAGATACATTAGCTACACCTTCAAGAAAATCAGCAAATGTAATAAGGCTCGCATAGATAGATATAGGTGCTATTTTACCAACCGTGAATGGAAGACCTGCTATTGTTGCAACCCCTGTAGCTGTCCCTTTTGATAATAATTCTATCTCTGCTCGCAGAAATACCATATTCCCTATTTTCGTGTATGTGCCATCCTGAGTGGTGTACGTTATCCCTGTGGATGCACCCCCAAAGGCAATAGCCGGCGTCCATGTTCCTTCCTCATAATCATCAAGGGTATTAACACCAGCACTCGGAACCTGAACGGCTGGGAATTTCACTTGACCCTTTATCCCTAAAGCATCCAATAATTCATCGACTGTTGTATATTGTGTTACGCCAGTATCTATATTATGAATTAAGAGCTTGTCGGTTACTTTAACCGTTCCTCTACTTGCTAATTCAGAAGGGAATTTTTTTGTTGCCATTATATTAATATGTATTCGTTATTTTCAGTTAAAATATATTCACTTGCTTCTGTAAGTAAGTAATTAATATAGTTCACGCTATAACACATTAACGATGCTTCAAAATTTGCAATCACAAGGTTGTTATACAGATAAACACCACTTATTTCAAACCCCTCGGTAGCGAAGCAATCAACATTTATCTCATCATTGATCTTTATATTCCGGGTACCTGCAGATGAAAATAATTTATATAATGCTGATACCTTTGACTTGAAATCAGATAATGATGTTCCAATGATAAAACCATTGAAGTCCAGTGTCTTGTTTTGTCTTTTCGTTATCTGATAACCTTCCGATCCATGCCGGGTAAAAAATTGCTCTTTAAGTTCCGGTAAATTATGCAGTGCATCCGCTTTCGATAGGTATAGCCCAAATGATGAAAGTGGGATTTTATCAATAGTATAATTACTCATGCCTGATGCCGGCAATGTCCCTGTCAATGTCACAACAGGTTCCCTGAATGTCATTGTTATTCTGGCGCCGCCGTTTAAAACATCTGGTATTACTGATTTCACATAACCGGAAGCACTACTATATGGTGTTGAGAATATTCCTGATGCTGCACTAACAGCACTATAAAATGTTTTTAAGTTATCCGTGATTTCCGGCAATGTTCCTATTATTGACCCGTGAAATGTTATGTCACGTCCGGCAAAAAATATATCACCTGATGCAGCCCACGGCTCTATACTATCATAATCGCCCCATGAATGAAAGCATTTCCCGGTACGTGCCGGAAGATCAAAACAGCCTTGAACGGCTATATTACTCGACGGTGCATGACCTGCGGTAATGCCGTAGGTACTTAAATCGACCGTGTTAAGTAAATAACTCATAATGCACCGGTGGGTATTTGCTTAGTATTATTGACAATATTCTTTAATTCTACCACTGCCAACTGTAATTGAACAACTGTCTGAAAGGTATTATTTTCGATACCTACAAGATGATTTAATCCGAGTTTGCTATAATCTTTTATAGCTCTTTCGTCATCTGCGAACCTCCGAAACAAACCGGCCAGTTCACTTCCAGTCTCTTCAGTTATTGACCGGGATATTTGTCCTGATAATCCCTGCTGTGGACCGTTACCCAAATCAAGTGATCCGGTCAGCTGCTCCCATATTTGCTTGTTTGCATCTGCAGCCTCTTTTGTCATCCGGTCGATCTCTGTTTTCTCATCACCTGTCAGCACCTTATCAGCTAATGCAGCTTGAATATATTTGGTAATTTCAGTGATCCGAGGACCTAATATTTCAGCCTTAAAAACATTCAGAACAGCATCCAGTAATGCATCATTCATGTAATCACCAAAGTCATCTACGCTGGTTTTGCCTTCCCGGAATCCCTGAACGATTGCATCTGCAATAGTGCTTTCGGTTACACCTCCGGCAATGAAATCTACCTGGGCCTGTTCAGCCTCTTCGATCTGTACTTTGACTTCTTCCCATGATGCTGTTAGTTCATTGATCCTGTCAGTATCAGCGTTATATTTCCCACGCTCAGCGGCCAGTGCTGCAAAGGTTGCATCTTTTAGGTCGTATAACTGCTGAATTTCCTTAGACCTTGCCTCTGCTTCACCTCCGGTCCGTCCTGCCAATTCAATGAGCCTCTGTTGTTTTTCAAGTGCTGAGTTAATTGAATCAATCTGCTTCTGAAACTTGGCGGCTTCATCAGGGATCATGGCAATAAGCCCGGAGAGTAATGATGTAACCGTTCCTATCCAGTCACCGGAAACTGCGCTTTGAAATGCATCAAGGGCGGATCCTAAACTTTCCAGCCCTGATTCACTCATGCCGGTTGCCTCTGCAAGCTGAAAAACAAGGTCAGTTACCTCACCGGTGATCTGCTGCCTTAACCTTAATTCTTCTGTGAGTGCTTTTTGCTGAGCCTCGTCATTATCCTGGATAGCCTTTTGCATAGCTTTAGCCCAGCGGGAACTATCGGCTGGCTTTTTAAGGTCCACAGATTTAGGATTGAATGAAAGTGGTTTATCCCCGGATGCTTCAAGTGACCTGTTTAGAATTGAATAACCTTTGCCGGGGTCAATCTTTTGAATTCCCTCCAGATATTTTTGATTCTCTTTCTGCAGCTCCTTCAGGTACTTTATTTCAATTGCATGCTTTTCAAGTTCATACTTTTCTTTTAAGGATAACTTAGCATCTTCATTGAACTTATACGTCTCAATATCCTTATCATATTTCTGCTTCAAAACTTCAAGGTCCTTATCTTTGCCCTCAAGTTTCAAGACAGAAATCTCATCCCTTATCTTTTTAGCCTCCTCTTTTTGCTCTTTAGCATAAAGAACATTATCATCCTCAATTTCCTTTAGCCAGTTCGCATAATCCTCCCTGTATTTCTTTTCTTCTTCAATACCTTCCTGGATTAGAGTGGATCTTTGACGGACCAGTCTTTTTGTTGATGCGACCCTTTCACCCTCAAGTTTATATTCCTCAGCCATCAGGTCAGTTAATTGCTTCAGGAGCTTATCGCTTGTAGGTTTGTCAACGAGTGCATCACGGGTATAATCAAGATTTTCCCGGACATTCTCAAGTCTTAAATCAATTGATTTATTGTGTGCCGCCAGTGCTGCATCAATAACACTTATCCTTTCGGCCTTACTGAGTGATGCATCCAGAGAATCAGAATATAATTGCTGGTATTCGGTATCGGAGGCAGCTATCTTAACCTTATCCCCGTATTCTTTTAACCTCAGATCATTGAGCCTTGATTGCAGGGCAATAGCTGATTGCAGTTTTGTAATGGTGACGGTTGCCCCGGAAGTGATATCATAAAGGATCTGATCAGTCACGGCCCCCACCTGGTTGAATAGATTTATCCCGCCGGTAGTTTCCATGAAAGCCTTTTTGAGCAGCCCTAAAATGGCAGTCGCTCCACCTAAACTGAGGGCCCACTTACCAACAGTCTTTGTGAGCGTTTCGGTTGTTTCGGCTGATTTTATCCCGGCCTCAGTGTACTCCTTCAGGTTTAATTCAGCTTCCTTGATCTTCTTATTGTACCGCTCAATGTCTTCAATGGAGTGAGCTCCTTTGCGTTGCTCTTTCAGTTCGGCAATGGCATTTTCGATATCCTCAATAAGTCCGAGCTCCTGCTTTAATGCAGTATTGGTCGCATGGGTAGTTTTGATGCTGGCGGATCCTGAATTGACAAACGAGCGACCTATCTTATTAATGGACTGATCAACCTTATCGGCGTTCTTCTCTACATCCCTGGCCCACTCCTTTACGGTTTTATTGGATTGCTTGATCCCATCCTCTAATTTCTTGCTGTCTAAACTGGCATCGAATACGATTGAACTCATGTCCTTGTATATTTTTCAAGTATAGCACTCGCCTGTTTTCCTTTGATTATTTTCTTTGCCTTGTAATCAAAATAAGGATAATCATACATTTGAAGTTGCAAAGAAATCCATGAACTTTCCATCAATTCCCTATCGGTCAATCCAAGTCTCACACGCATTAACGCCAACCGCCCAAAGATAGATTCCCCGCCTATTGTTCGGCCTGTTTCACTATCGTTCGTGTCAGGCCTTTCGCTGAAACTATAGTAAAAAAAAACCTCTCAGCATCACATTGCTTCTTGACAATAGCAAATAATGTCTGGATATCTTTTAGCGGAAGCTTTAACACAGCCCTCGTAACAATCTTTCTGTATCTGGTTCCTGTTGCAATAGCCACCACCCTGGCGATATACCTGATATCAGTAATACTATCCATCAAGGCCGGGAATAACTCCTGGTCCTGATTAATATCCCTGATCTGTGCGACCTCACCGCTAATATCTATTAATTGCCTGGCTGTTATCGGCTTGATTGACAACCTAAATTTAAACCAGCCAAACTTTAAGGTAAAGCGATCCTGTGTCCCATTAACACCAAGAATGATATTTGAAATTTCACGTTCCATGATTTCTAAAGAGCCTCCTTTCAGAGGCTCTTGATTACCGTAATGGTCCATACTTGTAAATCTTCCAGTCGATCGAATTGTCTGTTGTCATCTGAGGGATAGCCTTTACCTCAAGAGCAAACATCTTATCACGACCGCCGCCGCCGACAATGCGAGTAATGCAAGAAGCATTGTACATCAACAGTTTTTCTCCTGAATCAAGATTTAACACCAGGGCTTTATCAACAGTCGTATAACCTGTTGCCGGAGTATAACCCGATACGTTACCTGCGCCGCCCTTAAAATCGGCCATAGTTGCAAAGGCCATATCATAGAACTGAAATGTTGCTGATAACTTACCTTCTTCGGTTTTTACACTCCTGACCGGGGAGAATTTCTGATCGACAAAAAACTCAGTGGTTGATCCTTCTGTCTCTTCAATAGTCACAGATCCTTTCACGGTGTCTGGTGCAGTAGTCAGCAAAACTCCAGAAGGGAAGTTACCGACTCCTGTTGCGGATGTTCCGTATTGCACGGATGCTATTCCATATAAATAAACTGCCATTTTTTTAATTATTAATTAATGTTTTTGAAACTAAATCTCATATTTGAATAGTGCTCATTGAGCCCCTCTTCCCGAATTGTTTCCTGACTTTCAAAGTCAATGAAATATGCTGTTGTGGAAACCTTTTCCAGTACTGCCATAACCAGTGCCGTTCCCGCCTTTAATTTCGTGTCATCAGGGACAAATCCGGTACTTACTCCCCCGTCTATATCCTTAACATGATAGTTGACATTGACATAACATCTCTGAAGGGTCTGCGAATTAATCGGAAGCGAGTTGATGACAATATATTCCGCTGCAGTAGATTTTGTTGGTTTCGTTTTCCGGTATTTTGGTACCGTTATCGACCCCAAAAGAGAATAAACAATATCTATCACGAAATCCGTTGTTTGGTAATCAGCCATTTATTTAATCATCAAGTCCTATTGAATAATTTTCCTCAGATAATCCCGGTACAAACGTATCTTCCAGCCGTGCTGTAGTGCCCTTTTCAATTACCTCAAGTTTTTCAAGATAAAATCCTAAATCGACCATGCAGATATCAGCCTGGTAAGAAATGACATTATATCCCTTTGACTCGACGTAAGAAGCGTAATTCATCCCTGCAATGAGGATTAGTTGAAATCCTGACGGCTTGACGAACTCCTCGACCTTTGACTTATTGGTGATAATCTCATTCTTTTCGTGTACCAATTTCCCGTTATGAAATATGAAATACCCGATTGAATTACGAAGATGTGTCGTATCATTAAGATATGTCCCCATTGCATGATCCTGCATCTGTCCGCGTGCGTTGACTATAAAAGTCTCAGCAGCATAGATAAATGAATTAAGGATCTTCTGATACAAACTTTCGGCCTGCTTCTCAATATCCCTCATTGAACTGGCTTCATTGAAATTACTCTTTAGAGCCATAGTCTTGAGTTTAGTTGACCGTTTGATGCACGCTTAACCTTGCCGGAAATAGTCCCGTTTGTAAGGGCAGTAAGGACAAAATCAGACCCGGGAGCGATTACAACGGTTGTGACGGGCATGAAGACATCAAAAGCATAATCAATTAAAGCTCCATCAGCACCGACTGTCTTCTTACCCGTACCGTTTACTTCTGCCCGGCATAAAAATGTATTTATGCCTGTTGCCCCTGGCACGTACACCCCGCTTGCATTTTGCCAGCCGGATGCGGCGGTAGTTACGACAATGCTATCAGGATATTGTACCATCAGAATCGTTGTACAAAGGTTGCCGTCTTTTTCAAAGAACTAATCGGGTTTACCGCACTATATTTAGTGTAGATCCCCGCTGCCAGAGATAAGAGGGATGTCTTGTCAGTCAGACTGATTTGATACCCCCCTTCAGAGACATTTGGAACTGTAACCAGTGTGGTGATCGCATCGGCATAGGCCAAATCGAATGATTCTCCACCTGCATAGATACCAGCTGAAGCCAGTCCCCTGTCCTGTAATGCCAGGATAAAGGCATTATCGGTCAAAGGATAATTCAATTTCGCTTTTATCGCTTCCAGATTTGTCATTGCTTTTTTTTAAGAAGGGCCGTCCGTCAAAGAACGGCCCTTACTTGTTATATATAGAGCAAAATCAGGAACTAGCTATATGAAGTTGCGTCCACCTTAAGGATAAACAGGCTATCCACGTCTGTAAACCGTGGAAATGCATTCGCCTGCCCTTTAGTGAATTCTCCAAATGGTTCCAGCTCTGACCATTTACTCAGGAGTATATGATCTCGCTTGACCTGCATTGCTTTCTTGCTCACTGACGGACTGGTTTCTTCAGCTATCGGCCCATGCAATATATTACCTATCTGAAGCTGAGGAATGAAGGTTACATAACCACCCTTCCACGGTGCTATGTTTGTCAGTGCATGATCTTTGTTTTCAAAACGGACCAATGAATCCACAACGATAATCTTTGGTAAAAGCCTGGCTGCCATCTCCCTGTTCAACTCATCCAGTGTGGGCTGAGAGCTTGAGAAAGTAGTGCTGCGAAGCACAGCGAATTCCTCTTTTACCTGTGTGTTTGCCTGTAGCTGACCGAGTGCGGTCTTATCCATTACCATGTATTCATATGAATACCCGGATGAAGCCTGGTTGTTAACAACCGTCCTGATGTCATCCAGTGGTTTAGCACCGGAAGCCTGTGACCATTCAAGTGCAACAGCTCCTTTGTTTGCATCCGGAATACCAAAATCGACATTGGCTTCAGTTATGATGCCGTTATTGTTCGATGTGGTAAGTGCAATCTTCCCATAGCTGAGAGCCTGCATAGCCAGGTATTCGGTACGTGACATGACCCCTGTATAGCAGAAATCAATATCATTGAATACGATATCCAGAATTGCATTCCGGTTTTCTTCACCACGTGACAGTGCCTTGAGTGTGTTATACTCATTCCAGTCTTTCTCATCCAGCTGACGTTTGAGAGCCAGTTTGGGTATGTCTCCAGTTGTTTTGGTGACTACCCTGCGGGATTTCAGTGGAGCCGAGGCATTGTATTCGATAACATCTGCCATGACAGGGCTACCACCTGATCCGGTGAGTGATTCCCATGTCAGCTGTGTGGTATATTTCAGAGGAAAAAACTTCTGCCAGAAAAGTCTTTTCAAGAATTGTTCACGCCTAGCATTAACGTAGGCTTCCATGTTTACTTTAGTGAAACTTTCACTTAATATTGATCTTTCCATTTCTTAATTTTTAAAAGTTACACGAAGCGAATAAGTGGAAGTTTAGACTTCAGCGTAGAGTCGATATAATACGGCATGAGGTGTTCACGTACCCGTCCACGTACCATGATACCACCTCCGGTATTTTCTTTATCCTTTTCGACATAATTAGTCAATATACCCTCCGGAACATATTTAAAGTTTGAATGTCCGAGTCCGCTGGCCTGAACCAGGATGCCACTTGCGGCAATATTGGGGCCTGCCCATGTACAGGTAATTATTCCATAGCCTGCACCGGAAGCAGAGATAGCAGTGATTAATGCTCCGGATGCTACACCAGAAGCGGAAGATCCAATATAATCACCTACTACAAATTCGTGATTGGCATAAACCACGAGAGCGTTGGCATTTGTTGATGCCGCATGAGCTACCATAGCTGTCTTAACGATATGATAGATACCATTGGTATCCACACCAACGAGCGTGCCTTCTTTGACGCCGCTGGATGAAGTTGGAATGTCATCTTTCTCGATGACTCCACCCCCGGCAATATCCTCAAGGATCTCTTCAACAGCCAGTGTCCTTTCGGTATCGGTTTCCCTAGTTGTTACATACATAATTAATTATTTTTTAACATTTTCAACATCCGGGAACTTGTCGGCCAGATAATCTTGAATAGTAACCTTATCCCCTGCCGGTCCGCCTCCCGCTGGCGGTACTGAAATAACGACCCCCTTTTCTGCCATTTCCTGTTTAAAACCGTTGTAATCGGTTTCAATGGATGCAACCAGTTGGTCAATCTCGGCCTCTGATTTTGGTACCAGATTCCGACCTTTTAAATACGATTGAGGAATATCCTTCAGCTTTTCATGCTTGCTGACTTTCTCGGCAAGTGCTACTGAAGTCTTTTCCTGCTCTTGTACTTCGATCTTCTGTTGCAAAGGGGTAATGGCTGCAGCGATTGCATCTGTAATCATTTTCTGAATGTCATTCGGTTCAGGTTCATCTGAATCAGAATCTTTTTTAGGTCTGCCTACTGGTTTTTTTGTCTCCAAAGGCTTTCCGTCTTTCAGTCCATGTTTAACTTCGTAGTTTTCGACTGCCTTACGGTTTGCTTCCGTAATCTTATAGTCCGTTTCACTCTGAATAATTGTGTCAAATGTCATAGCCTCAATCAGAGCCGGGATGTCCGACTCTTCTTTTACGCTAACAACTTTCTTGGCTGCAATTCTTTCAAGAGTAGCATCAGAAACACCAGTAAATTTGAGTTTCAATGCCTCAAGAATTTTTTCTTTCATTTGCAAATAATATTTTTTGTAAAGGTATTACTGTAATACCGATTTAGGCAGGGTGTTTAGTATGGTTTTGTCCTGTATAGGACAATATCACAGTGATACCTCTTATAACAAATTCATGCTATTTGCACTTATTCGTTTTAAAGTTTATATTTGGGTAAACATTAAAAATGAAGAAACTCATCCCGATTCTATTACTTTGCTTTCTTGTCCCCTCATGTGAGAAAGGTGAAACGAAATGGTTTTGCTGGGAATGTAATTCAATGATCTATGGCAAGCCTTGTAATGATATATTTTGCCATGAGGATCCCACGGAGATTGAGAGATACAAACAACGGCTGATTGACTTCTATGAGGGCGGGTTGACTAATATCGAATGTGAATTGCTCCCTGATACTATCTCCAACTAAAATGCTTTACGTTTAGCGAAACTCCTTCTTTCTTGGCTGTTTTAACTTCTTCAACTACATCAGGGACTATAATGATCCAAGGACCATGTTCATCAGGAAACTTCTCAGCATGATGCCGCAGTTGTCCATTTTCACAACGTCTAATAATTGTTTTTGAAGACACACTCTTGCCTCCGACAAGAAACCTAGTGCAATATTCCTCAGCTGTAAGCCCGCTGGCGGCTGTTGTCATGTAAATCATACTTGTATAATTTTGTTAATTATTCCCTGATTGTCATCAATAAAATACGGTGTTGATTTATAGTTTGAATACCGTTCAAAATTTGATTGTATATGCTCTATAAAGTTATCTGGCATATCTCTGATCTGTTCTGCCTTCAGTGGCTGATCGCCTTTCAAATAGGCTATAAAATCAGCCTGGGGCATCATAACGGGCACCTCTGTACACAGGCATTGCGGGTGCCAGCCCCGAAAGAAGAAATCCTTTGGGTAAACTCCTTCAAGAACTTCACAGATCTCCGGGAAGTTGTATTCCGGATGCTGTGCCGATAATGAAATCTTAACCCCGATAACCATATCCATCTGTAACCACCTTAAATGATCAGCTGTCAGGTATGCCATATTGGTTTCAGTACGTGTAACCCTCAGAGCGTTCTTGTAAGCTGATTTGTACACTCCCTGACCGGGATGATACTCCCGCATGGCCCTTGATGCAATAAGTTTTCCATTCTTATCCCTTACTCTCCTAAATAGAGCATCGGGATTATTAAGGTATTGACGGATCCTTCGGGATATGACATGAGCACTATCACCGTTTGTGATACCTATACCGAGATGCGTTTCCATTTCAGCCCGGACCTGACGACTAACCTTCCAGACCATATCCGACAGGGTTTCCGTGTTTCTTTTCCTTCCAATGAAGGCTTTTAATGCTGGTATGTTCGGAAGTAGATAGGCTGCTTTCTGACTTGCCTTGATAGTCTCAATTGCCTTCAGATAGTTCTTTACAATACGGTCGTTCTTCTGGTTTGACAGGCTCCAGCTATCTTCAATATCCCTCTCAGTCAATGTGAGAATATCATCATGGAATTCTGTGATAATGGATGTTATCTTTTTATTGATTGACGGGGCAAACTTGTACGATCTGGTAAACTTGATACTCGGATCATCTGCCAGAAGAGAAAAATCTGTGATAACCTTATCAAAGGCGCTCCGGTACTTCCGGTTAAAGGAAGCTTGGGCACGGAGAAACATTTTCCGGTACTCCCTTGATATGTCTTCAGGTGTTGGCATATTTCTTGAATCCTATTTTTTGTGACTCCGGTTCCTTCACCTCAAATTCGGCTTCGTTGACCCATATCAATTTTTGTTCGCCGTTAATGAAATAACTCACTTCATAAACGACCTTCTCAAACCTGATAGATGAACATGTCACCATGCCCTCAATCCTGACAAGCTTTAAGATTACAATTGTTCCACATTTAATAATTTCCATTACAAATATCCCTCCTCTTTAAGTATTTGCATTATCCCGTTTTTTAATTGTTCATCCTGATCGCACCATTTTTCTGACAATTCAAGGTTATCTTCCAGAATCGGTAACATCCGTTCATATACTTCCGGTGTTAATTGATTACAAACCTGAATTATTTCATCAATGCTTTTCACCTGGATTATTCCATTGTCATTGAAATATTCTCCTATGTTCGTGCACCCGTAATAAATAGGCACTGTCTTTGTCTGGAAGCAATCAATAAGCTTCTCTGAGAAGTAATTCGCTATCGAACAGTTCTCAATCGCTATGTGAAACATTGAATCAAATAACGGCTCTTTTGATGCTCCCAAAACGAGCTGATCTGTGTAATCCGCCTCATTAAAATGAACAAATGAATGTGAATGCTTTGCATTGCCGCTCAGATAGAACTTCTTTGGAATAGTTATTTGCTCTCTGTTTCTCCAGAGGTCATGCCTGATTGTATGTCCCGGCATGAAATTCTTTCCACCGACAACAGTAGATACGCTGAATTCTTTATCTTTCGGTGCATATCCTTTCATCCACGTATTCGGGAAATGGAATAACCTGGCTTTCGGATTTGAATCCAAAACATCTTCCTGATAAGTCAATAAATGCGTATAACGATCATTGAATCTTTGAACAAGCGGAACAAGCGGATCCCGCCACGGCTCCTGAAGGATTACAATTCGAAGCGTTTTCGGGGGTATCGGGCCCAGCGGGAATTGATCAATGTAAACATCGACAGGCCTGTTGCAGTTGATATCAACATTAATAGGATAACTGTAGTTAAAATTTACTTTCATGATTTTGCAATTAAAATATCATTCTGAGTATAACCATCTTCAAACGTAAATTTGTAATCAGGATTAATCAAAGATATTTTTTGTTTCAAAACATCAATATTAAGCCCTAATCCGTAGTTAACCAGGTCCCGAATGTCATCTATCATTAAGGTATGAGTTTTTATATGATGATTCCTTATTGCCTCTATCTCCTGTAAGAGAGGGCAAATACTTGCTTCGTAATAATGAGCATCGATCCAGAATGTTATCGGTACATTGATTATACTCAATATCTCACTCAGAACAAGGCTTGAATCACCAAATAACAAATGAACATTTTGATTATCTTTAAACCTCTCAACACAATGTTCGTAATGTTCAGGTGCTAATTCTATCGAATAGATAGTCTTAAATCCAGCGTCCAAAGCCAACTGAATACCGTCCCCGTCACAGGAACCTGTTTCTACAAATACAGGATTAGGATACTTTAAGAATAGTTCTTTACTTGCTGACATCTCATATATAATTCCAATCATTAAAAAATACATCTTTAACTGCGGTTGCCATATATCCTCCAAACCATGTACCCGGAGCATAAACAATTTTGCCACTATTCTCATTCAAGAATGTTGCCATGCGGGAAAAATTACTGTTTGCAATTATATTGTGACTGCATTGAGTCTGAATATACAGGTCATAATAATCCGGAACGTCCTCAATGAATGTTATTCGTGAGTCTTTAAATGTCTCTTTGCACCACGGGATATCGTCTGAAACAACATAAATCCGGTCTATTTGGGTTTCTTCATCAATTAACTCCAATGCCTTTTTATAGTAACTCTCCGGGCATACATAACTGGCATTGACAAGATAATCGCCCCTGCGGACGTGAAGCGAAACACTATTTGTGAAATCAAGATTTATCTTATCGATTGTCTCTTGATCCTTGAACAGTTCAATGATTTCCTTTCTTCTATGACTGAAATATCTCTCACTTGTAAAATATCCCCTTAAAATCATATTCTTTTGGTAAGGAATAGGATCATAGTCATACCGGCGCTCGTGATACAGTGCTTCAGGCCACCAGTTTGCAGGTAAATTCCGGAGCTCCCTGAAAACATTATTCCGGTATGTTAATAGCGGGTGATCCTGGCTCATGGATCCCATGCTGAAATTAAAGGCACACTCATCACCATTATCAAGTGCCAGTGCATAAGTAGCTGCTATCTGAAACATACGGGCGGCCAGTCCGCCGTCTAACATCGCTGATATCATAGCTTTTTATTTCTCATTACCAATGTTCCCGGGTATTCATTATTGCCTTGCAGAACGAATTCTTTGCTATATCTTTCGCCGAAAAAACTACCTTTCCCGACAAAGTAATGATCATCCATTATGCCCTTATTGTAAAAATCATAATCATGCAGTACGATCACTTTGGCATTGGACTTTATGTAATTGATTATCTTTATTCGTGCATCAAAATCAGGTCCTGCATCAACAAATACAAGGTCGTAATCAAAACGTAAAAGATCACCTTCCTCGAACAGCTCTTCCCACGACTGGACATAACTGAAATTGTAATTCGGATGATAATATTTAGCTTTCATGTGACTATACCAGCCCTGGTTATCATCAAAAGACTCCACCCTTAAATTAGGATGTTCGTTTACAAATTTGTGGAAGATCGAGGCACTGCCGTCACCGGTGCCAAACTCCAGCACGGTTACCGGCTTACTGTAGTCTAACTTACTGAGCTCCTCGCTCAGATACTTCTGATGTGTGTAATAAGCATTTACTGGCATTTCTGAATAGAATTCATGAAACTTAATGTACGAAGGGTAATTTCCCTGCTTTGACTATAATCGATATTGCCGTTAAGCATACCGACAATGCATTCTTGTAACGGATCATTCTCAGGATAAGATAAATCTATTGTATAGTTGTCAATGGTGATCCACTTCTCATCCTTTTCGCCCGTTACATACCTGAAGCGACAAGTCTGATACGGGTTCTCCAGCTTCAAATAAAATCCTTCATCAAAAACAAAACTGGCTCTCCACTCCTTAGATTTACTCCAGTTCGATAACAGATACAGATCATGGTAAAGTAGGCTATCATAGTAATTTTCTCTTATAACTGGTTTGTGCCAATGAAAGAAGATATCATGAGGATCCTTTAATTCAATATTCATTATCTCTCTTCTGTATAAAAACAGGTTGTCAATAAAGATATTGGCACCTTTCAGTCTTGCCATTTCAAAAAGATCTTTGGCTTTCTCGTAATTCCCGGTAAATGGCTTGGTGCAGAATAAATGCTTAATACCTTTATCCAGACATCGTTTAACTACTTCATAATGGGAAGAGGTTGAACAGCAAACAAAAGCTATGTCTGCATCCGGTATGTCAATACTGGTTTTGGAATCCACAACTAACAATAAATCTGTCAATCCGCTAATTTTCTCCTTAACGATATTACCCCAATACCCGTTACCAAATAAGATGCTTTTCATATCAGTTTTGATATATTGTTTGCTGTTAACAGGCATGTTGATATCTTACCAGAGAGAACAGAAATGATTTTCTGACTCCCTTGCTCTGCTACGTCAAAGATGCTCAGTCGCTCATCATCATCATTGATAGGCAGCGCCCGGACCGTCTGCCAGTAATCAACAAAATCACAGTCTTTAAGGAACCTGAAATACTTCTCAGATGCTTCTGCTATTCTGTTGATATGATGCTTTGCTATAATCGGATCATAAATAGCTTTTCTTATAGCCCGGTTATTTATTATCTGCTTACCACAATACCAGAGCCGTGGAATAACTTCGCTTTCAGTCTCATAAACAATAGATTCTTTGGCATGGTAAAGTAAGAATGTCCCGGGTTCAAATCCTTTTGGCATGATACTGCAGTATTTGCCATCCATTATGGTTAATCCGATCCTTCCGCTGTTGTACTTAAAAATAGGGATGATAACCGTCTGCAACCTGAGTTTAGTTTCTGGCAGTCCGAATATCCTGTTTATCTTATTGACATTGAAATAGGAAGCATTGATGATCACATCATAACCCTCCATATCATTCTTGTTCGATATTCTTTTATTCAGGATTGGCTTAACATATGAATTTTTTAAATCCTTGTACAGTGTTAATTTTATCAGGTCGTAATCAAAAATGGGCTCCCTTACTAAATACGATGATTCAATATTGTCAAAGTTTATATCAACAGCAGGATATTGCCTTTTGTATGATAGTCCCAAACCATCACAGAAGCACTCATAATATTCACTGCTAACATTACTGTTTTTCTCAATCATATAGTAATTCGGAAAATTTGAGGTTACCGCATCACTGAAATAATCGTAAAACAATTCATATCCCTCAAGGCTTTGCTTAGCCGTTGCTTTGCTTCGGGGATAATGAAAACCAAAATGCAGCCTGTTATGGTTTACCTTCGATGCGTTCTGCATAATATCACTATTCGCATCAACCAATGTGACATCATGCCTCTCTGATAACTTCAAAGCTATTGTTACGCCAAATATTCCCGCACCGATGACAATGACTCTCATCCTGTTATTCTGTTTTTCCAATATTCAAAAGTGATCTTATCCATGTTCCACGTACCGGCTTTTATCCTTATAAATTCTTCCTCAAGGAATTCCTCTGTCAGATCTTCCCAATTATCCACGAAACAAATCGGCAAATCAGTATAGAACCCGTTATTTATATTCCGCCTCTGGATAGGGATAGTTCCTACATGCAGACACTCCCACGGTTGATGCACGTCTATACCATTACCCTCCGGGCAAATCATGAACTTATGGTTATAGACATTATCCAGGTATTCATCAAACCTGCCCAGCCCATTTGACCCCCTTACCGCTGTTACCCACGGCTCATCTTCATACAACTGATACAATCGTGGCCTTATCGGATTAGTTGCTATGCTGTGATTCATGTAAACCAGATTCCGATATTTACGAGGCTCGTTTACTTTGGAAATTATTTTCTCTTTTTTGTGCCTCTCTGGAAACCATTGATCATTTTCCATCCCGATAGGAATAGATTCAACACGGGAATGAATGATATTTACGTTTTGAGTGTACCACCGGATGACATTATCAGGCGGAGCAATATTAATGCAACTATCGCCATTATGTGTTACCAGGATGACCCGTTTATCAATTCTCCGTATCGCTTCAATGAGCTCACTGGCATACCCGGTATCGGTGTAGATTATATCTCCGTCCTTAATCTTAGCAGGGTCATAGGTATTTGGAAGATGGTAGTAATCATCTCCACGCTTTACCGGAGGGGCAAATGTGTAATCGGCCAGAGCCTTGAATTTGTTTCCTGTTATGAATCTGTTCATTTTTTCTGCCAGCTGCAATACCATAAATGAGCGCAATAGGTATTAGGTTTTAAATATGAATATACCCGCTCGCTGTTCACGGTTGCAGGCATGGGATAAAAGAAGTGATTGGGAAAAATGACTGTTTTCTCTTCCGCACTCTCAAGATATTCTATGTATAGAGGAGTGATAAAATCACACCCTGTAAAATTGAGTGTCTCTTGTGGTGATAATTGTCCTTCAATTTGTTTTTTATTTATTGCCTCTATGATATCGCCCATATATTTATTCCCTGTTCTGCAAGCGAGCAATCCATTGAATACAACCGGCCACGGGTTCCATCCTGTGCCGGCAAAGAAATCCAGGTACAACAGATCATCAAACGACTGAAAGCACTCGTAATCGGTATCTGTGTATATCCCTCCATGCCTGAAAAGAATTTCATAACGGAATATATCGGATTTGATGCCGTAATTATCGGTACTGTCAAATAGCTTTTTATTCACCATGCCAAAACTCTCAGCATCTTCATTATTCCAAACCTTAATATTCCATCCGGGATGTTGTTCTCTCCATGTGTACTGTATCCTATTATATTTCTCAGGGAGTGGGCTGCCTAACCAGATAAAATGAATATTCTTTGGTATGACAGGCGACTTATCACCTTTGAAATCCAGATAATACCTATTGTAGTTATCCTCAAATAACTTCCATGCCGGGCTGTTATCCATTGGAGTATCGGTATTATCGCGGAAACTATTCACCTCTTGAGATTTAAATCAGATGGTTCAACAAAAATGGCAATATCTAAAGAGTTAAATCTATGCACTGCCAATTCATATCGCCCTTCAGGGATTGTAATTCTTGCATTATTTTTCTCTGCCCATCGACGAACTTTTTCAGATTCTTCTTTTGTTTCTGAATGGAGTTCCAATATTCCTCTTTCGTTAATTTTTGCTTTCATCTCTTTAAGTTTAAGTATGTTGGTTTGCCGGAATAGATAATTTCCTTGAGATCAAAATCGTTTTCCGGTTCCAGAAATACAATGTTTTTGAACTGCTTCATTATTCCATGGTCCGAAGCATCATGGCTGAATCCCTCGTGTGAGTAATCCTGACCCCGCCCACTGCCTACCATGATGACTGGTATTTTTTCGTGATCCACATATAAACGAATAGATTCAAAACACCGGAAATAAAACGGGGTAATGGTATATGTTATGGGGATTTTACCTGATAATGCCATACCAATAGCAACTCCTAACATTGATTGCTCGGCTGCGCCAACATTGTAAAATTGATCAGGTAATTCATTCTTAATGCGATCTGCAAAAAAATAACCAAGATCAGCAGTAATAAAGACAATGTTTTTATCTTTTACCATTAAATCATAAAGAGCATCAAAAAATAATTTACGTTGATTCATATTTTTCTAATCCTTTTTGATTAACCATATCCAATTTAGCATGACATTTAGGGCAAAGTCTTTTCCAATCACATCTATTTAATAAATATTTGCCATCTATATTAGCCCAATGATACCTTTTCAAAGAATTGTTTTTACAATCTTCACATTCCATTGGTTTCCCAAATAATTTAATTACTTTTTTATGAATATTTCTATATAAATTAAGATTTCCATATCTGATCCAATTTGCCTTGCCGTATTTTAATCCTTTATTCCAAGGCTCTGGCTTTAGTGCTTTATGACCCGCATCAACAAATCTCCTTACTCTTTCATCATTATATACTTTTAGTCCTTTATTCCAAGGAATATTGCCAGATAATGCCTTTTTTGTATTTGGATGCATTGGCCTACCTATTCTACTTATTTCATAACATTTCCTACTGCAATACTTTCCCCTACTGCTTAATATTCCATTTTTTGGCACATAAAATTGAATATTGCAAATCAAACAATTTCTATTCTCCCCTGTTTTTCTCCAGGGTCTTTCTTTTTTTTCTTTAACTACTATCATAATGTTACGTAATGTGCGGAAAGTCCTTTTAATCCATATTTTTCAACATTATCAACCCGGACATCAATGCCTGGCATTATCTTGTAAAGATTACCCATCATCCATCCCTCCACTTCTGAATAAGCTGAATACCAGTTCCAGTTACAATAAACTTTGAGGTTAGCTATCTTGTACCTCCGGATCACGTTTGCAGCTTCCCAAATTACACCCTCAAAAGCTTCTCCATCGGATATCAGGCAATAGACATTTTTTGTTCGGTCGGCAAGTGCTATTCCTACTGATATTGAAATTCCCATTCCTAAACTACCTCCCGAACAATATATTTTATTTTTTTCGTCTCTATGGCAATGCGTTCCGTGTTTTAATAATAATTTTTCTGCATCAAAATTATAATATTTTTCCAAAATTACATATAATGCCAATGAATTATGTGCACAACTATTGATAAAAATTTCATTTTCTTTCTTTATACTATATATTGCATCTATAATATCACAAGATGTTAATGCACTGCCCAGATGTGACAAATGATGTTTCTTTGAAATCTCAATGATTCTATCGTGTAAATGATTCATAAGTCTTTTTTAATCCTTCGTATAAGCTTGTATAGCATATTCCCGGTGCCGGCACATCTGCACAATTATAATTCCGGAGTGACCCCGGGGTATATTTCAATTTCTTGCCTGATATATCCTCAAGTATTGATACTATCTCCTTATTGCTGGTAAATATCCCGCCCAGCTCTGTTTCTCCGGCAAACAAAGCCTTAACAAGATCATCGATATAAATCCATGCATGATTAGCATTTTCATCCAGTACCATTTCCCTGCCGGAATTCAGGCAATCAATGACCGTTGGGATAAACCTATGATTTGCCTCACCAGGACCATAAACAGAATAAGGACGGACATTGACCACATCCCGGTACATTGAAGCCAGCTGTTCACCACAGAGTTTTGTAACTGAATAGTAAGTATGATCTTTTAATAGGACCGATGAAGTTGTGAAATTGTAGAACTTCTTATAATTGGTTGTACTTGCAGCTTCCAGGAGATTATGAGTTGCCACAATATTAGTCTCTACCATCTGGTAAAAGTCCTTTTGATCGTAATGGTTGCCGTAAGTGGCGAGATGGATTATGTAATCAGGATTATTGAACCAAAATAAACTTTGTAGCCGATAAACAGACTGCTCCCTGGGAATTGCAAAGACATGATGTTTTTCCTTTAACAAATACCTTGTTATCGCTTGTCCTATAAAACCTGATTGTCCTGATATATAATAATTCATCTTAAAACTTTTTAACAACATCTTCAATGTATGAGAATATCTCACTCGTATAATGTGGAGCCGCACCGATGAAGAAAACATTGTCGAGAACCTTGTTCGCTTCCGGGTAATTCTTGTAATTGTCCTGAAATGCATATCCGGGATGCATGAGAATATTGCCCGTGAAATAATTCCTGGTCTGGATTAGATGCTTTTCAAGATGTGCGACTAACCTATGCTTCAGTCCCGGCTCTAAACATATAAAAGGGGTGCCAAACCAGCAGGTATCTGCCTGGTCTAATGTATTCACGCCAAACACACCTGCAATATTATCTGTAACAATCTTTTCAATAGTTGCCTTTGAGTATTTTCTTTTTGCTGAGATCTCAATGAACTTATCCAGCTGTACCAGTCCTATTGCGCCCTGCAGATCGAGCGGTTTGAGATTATATCCTATGTTTGTGAAGACATATTTATGATCCACAATGCCGTCGTAAGCCTCTAACCACTTACCGAAGCGGCGACCGCAGGATCCTTTCAGTGACATGTTGTCCGCACCAATACAGTTACAATCCCTTCCCCAATGTGCAATACTCGACATGACTTTCATCAATCCTTTATCATCAGTGCTGACCATGCCTCCCTCTCCGGTGCAAAGAGTATGAGCTGCATAAAACGAACACGAAGAAGCGACTGCATATTCATTCAAATATTGACCTCCCCATTTTGTACCGAGTGAATCGCAGTTATCAAGAATGAGCTTTAAATCATTCCGCATACAGAATTCTGTTAACCATTGCATGTTAGGAGGATTACCCAGGACCGGGCTCAGAAATATAGCCCTTGTTTTTGAAGTGATTTTCTCCTCAATCTTGTTGATATCGAAATTCAGTGTGTGCCATTCTATGTCAACAAAGACAGGCTTGAGGTAATTCTGAAACAATACCGATATCGTTGTCGGGAATCCAACCGGAGAAACGATAATCTCATCACCATCCCGCCAATTATAGTATTTCTTCAGAGCCGTGATCATAACCAGGTTGGCCGATGACCCGGAGTTGACCATTAATGAATGCTTTGTATGGAATCTTTCACTGAAAGCCTGCTCAAATGCGTTAACCTGACTGCCTGCAGATATCCAACTGCCATTAAGGAATGTATTTATTGCTGCTTCAGTCTCTTTATTATCCCAATAGGGGCCGGAGTAAGGGATGACCGTCTCTCCCGGTTTGAAGTTCAGGCTATTGTAAAGATACGGAGCAACATGATTGCCGACTAATGATTCTATTTTAGCGGGAAGGATCATAAATCGGGTGTTAATAAATGTTTCGCTCTGAATTCCCTTCCCTGCCTGAGTGTTTCATATACCCGCTGGTTTGTAGGCCACTTTGCAGGATCCCACATGACAGTATGGTATTGATGTAACACAAACGGATCGGCGGCCACTTCAACCTTTAATCCCAGCATTGCAAGCTGATGAAGAAAATAATCATCTTCATAGGCACACCCGTCTTTAAACCGCTCATCAAAGCCGTTCATCTTGATCAGGTTCTTGGCCGTGATAGCAGAACAGAAGTTATAACCTACAGGTCTGTAAACGGGATGATTGTACCATGATCTCTGCCCGTCCGGGGTGCATGGCCTGTTAAGTATTTCGTATTTCTCAGGCGTTTCATCTTTGCCAAGTGAGTAACAGCCAAAAGAGAAGTAATCTGCATCAGTTATCTTTTTGGCATATCCCAATACATCACCTACATGATAACACTCCGAGTGCTGCATGATGACAATATCCGGGTCACTATCTAAAGCATACATGAATCCCATGTTAAGCAGGCAGGTGTATTTACTATTCCACGGCTCATTGGTGAATCTTATTATCCTGACATCATAAGGCAATTCGGGGAGCTTAATCGGCTCTTTGCTGTTGTCGTCAATGATCAGCACGTTGAAATCCTTTGGATCGTACTGCAAGAATGATTTAAGGGTCCATTGCAGGGATTCGGGACGATCGAGGTATGTGAGAAGGATTGTGGTTTTCATCTGAATATCCCTCCCATGCTATGTGATTCCTTAGTTCTTTGTCTTTTTTTATAAGGGAATTTTAATCCTTTATTCCACGGTGTTTGACCATTTTTAAAACCTGTTTTAGGAACAATATGCTTAGTTTTCAATGTTTCACTTATTTTCTTTCGTGTTTCATCTGGCATTGCTCTGCCTGTCATAATCTTTCTTCTCATTTCCCGAAAGTTTTCGTCATGGTGAAGTCCCCTCATTTTATTTAATTCTTCCTCCGTATGTTTTCTGCCCAAATTCCATTTCGAACCCCTACACCCACTATTTTCACTCATCTTTTTTCTAGATTCTTCTGAATGCTTATATCCTAAATGACGTTTCGTCCCCTTCATTCTTTCGCTTAGTGCTTTTTTATATTCATCACTCCGCTTAACTCCTAATGTGTTGCCAGCAATTTGACAGATGTTTAAGACTGGTTTTAAAGAATCAATAAAAAATTGCTCGTGTTTAATCATATCTTCTTTTTCACAACCTAACAAAACAGAGAATTGGAAATCTGATTCACCATATTTATTATAGTGGTATTGAAGTTTTTTATTAGCATGTTTATTATTTCTTAAATTACATAAATGCTCCCATCTTCTTTTTCTAATATTGCTTGCACTTCCTATGTAAATTTTGCCCGGCTTAATTATTGATTGAATTTTATATATACCTGATACTTTCATCGTTTTATACCTCCCATACTGTGAGTTTCGGACGTGGTTTTAAAGTAGTACTGTTCATCAGGGGGCATATCCTCAAAGTCGAAGTAATACCACGGCATGTGCTTACACGTGTAAGGCCGGTTTGTCCTGATAGCATTAAACGAATGAAACGGCACTTTATAAAGCGCAAATGTGGTGTCTATTGCAGCCTCAAAATACATATTGTCCTTTGGCCGGGACCAGAACTGCTTCTCATAACTGATAGGATTGAATTCTGTGTGCGGAAGGTCGTTTATCTCAAGCGAGAAGCCACATTTATCGTATTGAGGATAACGCCTTAATCCTTCTTCCAGAACGCTCAGAAAGTCATCAGGTATGCCTGACAAGTCCAAATCAGGATCCGTAACAATGTAGTTGACGGTTATCCCTAATCGCTTTAAAATGTCCTGCTCCCAAACGACTTTATAGCCGTAATTCTGATCCATCCTAATAACTTTAAATGGAGTTCTTTTATAATATTCTAATAGTGGCGGATAATCAGAGTTATTATCAATAAAAACCGGCGAAATTCCGTAGGTAAAAAGGGAATCAGCCATTTTAACAGGCAAATCCAGTCGGTTGTAAACAATAATTAACGCTTTCACCTTTAATAAAATTTAATTCCTTCTTTACTCGGCACTCTTAAATTACATAGCTCCTTTACAAAACCTTGTTGAAATCGCTTTACTCTTTGAATAGCAGATTTAATATTTAATGCTTCAAAATATATTACCTTACTGTCAACAGTACATTTTTGACTTTCCCAATCAATAGTAATAAATCTATTATCAGGCATTTTATAAATATGCAAAGTATCGCTATATTTAATTGTAGCTTCTTTTGTTTCTCTATTTGCCGGATTGTAATAAAATAAACACAAACCCCTTGTTCTTAAAAATGTACCAAGTAGTAAATATTCCTTTTCTTCTTGCTGTACCTGTTCAATATCGGTAATGGAAAATGAATTTAATTTTGTTATGTCAGGCACTATATTCATTTCCCTTTATATTTCGTGACAAACAAAGTATTCTGGTGTTTCAATCTTCTTGCCTTCAAACTTCCTGAGCTGTTTAATGAAAAGAAAGTCATGACCATAACCGGGCTTTTCCCATTTCAATTTAAGACTCGAGGCATGGCAGATATTAGAAGTTCCACAATGACCATAAAGAGTAACATCAATCTGTCGTTCGATGAACTCTTTGCCGTTCCACCGCCAATCATTATAATACAGCCAGTTCTCAGTATTATCCATCTGATCGTCGATCTTACGCAGGTGATCCGGACCCCATTTGTCATCATTGTCGATATAAAGGATGTATTTGCCCCTTGCAGCTTCGATCCCTGCGTTCCGGGGTACATTACTCCATAGCTCTTTACGTTCAACCCGTATGAGCTTTAGCCGATTGTCGTTGAAGTTGTGATTAACAACGAATTCCGTCAAAGCGCATCCGTCCGCCACTACAATTAGTTCAAAGTTCATGTAAGTCTGATCTAGAACTGATTGTATTGCACGACAAAGTTTTTTATCTTTCCCTGTGGCCGATCCGGGATAATCCGAAAGGAGGGAGGCCATGATGATACTGAATTTCATAGTATATGATCTAATAGTTTACCCAAATATATAATTTACAGTATTACACTGATACCCTAAAAGCTAAAAGTTTTAAACAAGTGAGTTGATTATCTGAAGGCGCTCCACGTTAATTTTTGACAGTGGCAATACGTCCATGATATATTCCCATGCCATTTTATTGTAAGCAACCTTATCAATCTCGCCTGTAATGATAGTTTTGATAGCTTCGTAATAAGAAGGGCCATCAGTATAGGACAATGCTCCGGGAACATTCCACCAAGAAGGAACCACGCACACCGCACCTGCATACGACCCCTCAATATAGGCTATGTTGCTCTTCGACCTGTTGAATGCATTATCATGCAGCGGTACGTGAAGACATGAGGGGGCCATATCAAACAACATCTTCATGTACATAACTATATCCATCGAAGGGATATGGCCCTTGTTATTAGTCTCAGACAGGAACCACGGAGAGAATCCGGCAAACATGAACCTCCACTCAGGGAAGTCTTTAGTAATCTGATTCAGCTCACTGCTATGGCTCATCAGGTCAAATATATGTGCTTCGGGCCCACGCCAAACAACATTATTTGTTCGTGGTTTCAATTCAGGCCGTGTAAACAATGTATCATGAAAGGCATTTGGCACGACAAAAATATTCTTATTAAACTCTGAATATGCCTGCCTTAAATTCTCAGTCGGCACGCTTACAACGTCGGCAAGCCCTAATATAGCTTTGATATTTGCCTGGATCTCCGGGTTATTATAAAGAGCATATGCAGGATTCTCGGGGTTAAGCGCAAACAGATTGTCATCGTAATCAATCCAGAGCTTTATACCAGATTGTTTCAGATAACCACAGATGTTAAGTGAATCCTTTGAGAAGGGCCTCTGATGCATCACCATGTCAAACTGAGTGAGAAAGCTCCAGTTCATGGGTGCATTGTTCATCTGCATCAGGGTAATGTTATGATTTGTCTTCCTGCGAAGGTCTTTTAAAACACCTGCTGATCTGTAAAACGAGCATGTATCTGCGCTCTCGACGGTTAAAAAAAGTATCTCTGCCATATTTGTTATTTGTTATTTGATTCCTGTTTTTCAATCCCTGCCATTATAGCCTCCTGGCCTGCGATTTCCTTTGTCTCATCATCCTTCATCCTTTCCATCTCTACTTCTGAATCTTCAACCAGTGGATTCTTTTCAATGGCTGATTCAGTTGACATTATACCGCCATTTTTAGCCACTGTAAGATTATCCACTACCTCAGTTGTGTTCATCGGCAAATAGGGCGTTATCACGGGCTTCATCTGCACCGTTTTGGCCTCATTTGCGAGTGACGTATCAATCAATGCACCAATAGCTGCTTTCAGTATGTTTAATCTTCTTTGCAGTCCCATGCCGAATGTCTCTTCCTCTGCCCTGACAGCCATGTGTGGGTCCGTGAGTAGCATCTCAGCTGCAAATCCCGACATGGCACCGATTGTCATCATCTGGTCAAATGAGATATTGGGTGTTTGGCTCATCGTGTAGATGAACTTCTCAAGATTGGTCTGCTCCAGACTTATTGACTGTGGTTCAGAGGCAAGTTTCGCATAGTCGGCAGTGGCACCATTCTCCACTTGCATCATACTTCCTTGTGTATTATCAATTACCTCACCTTGAATCTCTCCAGCCACAACAAATATCGGAGCGCCAAACTTATCATTCATCCCGCCGTGATTAGATGTGATTGTCTCATGGCGATCAATCATCGATTGGACCTTACTCCAGACGGGTTTCTTTTGATTGTAATACTCTACAAGAATCTTCTTTGCAGGATTCGGGACCGGATTTGCGGGAACCACTTCACCTGTCTCTAATGATTTACCAACTGCATCAGGATCGAGTACCCACGAACCTTCTTTCTTGATGTACTTGTACATGAACTCAGCCGTGTAGATATCTGAATGTTCGATCATCTTACCGTCCTCAGATAGTTTGTAATCCCGTCTAAAGGCGATCATTGTGCCATTTACATCAAACAGCGGGTAAAGGGTGTCACCAAGTTCCGGAGATACTATCTTGCTATTCAGTGTAACCTTCTGTTTTGGATCATCTATGTTGACATAGTACCAGATGACAGCAACCTCCAGTTCCGATAACTTGCGACGGAGTATCTCCTTGTTCTTGTAATCCATCTTGTTGTCATTCTGGATCCTTTCGACCAGTTTAACAAGCTGCTTCTCCTTATCGCTTTCGGTATCATAGATTACATCTGTTGTGACCGGGTGAGAAAGCGTAAATCCGACACGCCGTTCAACAATGATCTCTTGCCAGGGAATACCAACCCGTACAACATCAATCCATTTGTCCGTCCATGTGACATTCCCGAGTGCATCTTTTGCTCCCGAATCTACTTTTATTTTTCTCAAAGGACGGATAGCCTTATCAAATATATCATGCGTTTCAACATTGTACTGTTTTATTGCATCTGCCTGTATGCCCGTATCGACCTGCCTTGTGAATAGCTTGTCGATCTCTTTAAAGTCCTGTGATTTGATTACGTCAAGTGCTGCCATATTATTTAAATTTTACCTAATAAAACTGAAATATCTTTTTTCTTGCGATTACGCCCGATAACCTCCTCGAGTATCACATACCTGGCACCATCAATGGCATGATTGAACTCATCAACCGGCTCATTGAGATACTTGCCCTCCTTATCCTGGTCATACACATAATTGTCAATTTCCTTCTTTATGTTAGTTGACTTCTTTGTGATCTTGATGTTGTACTCCTGCATCTTTGCTATCCCGGCGTTGACTGATCCCTTAAACTTCTCAACTGCATGGATATTCAGCCCGGCATTATGTATCTCATCTATGAGCCTGGGATCAGCTGATTCGGATATTATCTTCCGGTTCATGCATGAAGTTTTCAGCTCTTTGATGATCTCATTTGTGAGCATTTTTGTTCTGTAACAAATCTCATCCATGTAAAGATCATCTCCATCGATTGCCACGTTAAGTATGGCCGTGGGATCGTTAGTGTAACCAAAGTCCATACCAACCCACCTTTTACGCACATGCTCCGGTATTTCTTCCACTATCTCATAACTGTCAAATATCCGCCCTTCGATAACTGCTCTTAACCCGAGCCCATAAACGGTCCAGAGTGATCTGTTTTTATCCTTGAGCTTCTCAATGTCATCAATGATTTTCTGCTCTAAAAAGGGATTATCCGTGTATGTGGAAATGAAATGATATGTGTCAGGATCCTTGTTAACTGATTCAATCCAATGATCTTCACTAAAGGAAGGGTTGTAATCAAGGACTGAGAAGTCTGTTGTACGCATTACAAGTTGCTGCCATTCAAGATAACTGATCTCATTGGCCTCGTTTGCAAAGAGGATGTTTCTTTTTCTTCCCCTGATCTTCTGCTCATCATCGGTTGAAAAGAACTCTACCCATGAGCCTTTTTCAAAGCGATAGGTAAGCTCAGTCTTATTGAAAGCTTTCGGATCGTATATATCCATCCTGTTCATGATCTCTTTGAAGTCAATCAGGACGGATCCTTTTAAGGCGGGGAGTGTCTTGCGTACTATCGAAAGCCTTATGTTTTCATTCTCAACAAGATGACAGATAAGTTTGATCAGGATGTTATAAGTCTTAGCTGAACGTGAAGATCCCTGAGCGCTGATAATTGTTTTCCCCGCTGCGAGGCCGTCATTAATTCCATTCCAGACTTTCTCAGCAACTTGAATCATTTCTGTTCATCTTTTTTAACTTGATCCCTGTTGTTTATGACTTCAATCTTAATTACTTGAGGAATTAAGGGTTTACCGTTCTTCCCTGTCACTTCCATCTTCCCGGGAGCTTCATATCCCATCATCTTTGAAATGCTGTCAAGGGCTTTCTGTTTGTCGTATAATACGATCTTTACAGTTTCAACCTCTATTATATTTTGATTTACAAGACTATTTCCACCGATATTCCTGGATTCAACCGATGATTCTATTGACTTAATACAGGCTTTTTGATCATCTGTAAGCTCATCAAATTCCTTCCTGGTAATCCATGTATTATGAAGATGTGCAATTGAACTATAAACTATTTTAAGGTGCTCATTGAGTATTTTGGCTTTTGATATGCCACAAAGCTTTTCAAGATCTTTTTGAATTTCTTCAATATAAGCCTGAACCTTATCGTTTCTTAACATTCTACTTGCCAGTACTCCTGCTGTGTTCGGATTTTTGGTATTTGGGTAAGCCTTTAAATATGAGCGTGTTGCATTCCAATCAAGTACATACTCCCGGCAGAATGCTTTTTGCTTCTCTGTCAAACCTGACTTTTCAAGCTTCCTGTCTGCCTTTCTGTGCTTCATTACAATAACTGTGAGATAAAATCAGATATGTCATTTAAGCATCCGTTAGAATATACCGCCTGAACCGTTGGGAAATAACAATACTGCCTCCATGCCCCGTACCACTTAATTTGTCCGAGTTCTGTTCCTGATCTTTTGTTTCTACATGACCAAATAGATGTTTTCCCAGTTGATGGAATTTGCACGAATATCAAGTATGTGTATTCTGTTTTCATTACATTAACTGCCCTTTTAAATGATCGATATACAATTCCATTTTAGCTACGTAGTAATCATTGAATACTCTGTACCCTTCCGGATTCTGTTCGTATAGCCTGTAAAATACGCCCCTCATTCTTTTTGCCGGGGTTTTTGTTCCATCGTTATAATCCACTTTCACATTCTCCATTTCCTTCAAGTACTCAGAGGTGAAGTTATCCGGGCTTACTGCCAAGTAACAAGTCTTTTGAAAGCTATTCTGAATGTTTGCCATGAGTTCAGGGGTTGCCTCCTGAGTATCGAAGGTCAGACGGACTGACTTGTCTGCCATGCTTCGGTAACTTGAAAAATTCCCTGCTAATTTGAATGCACTCATTTACTGAATTTCATTGAACAAACCTTGAGCTTCCGGAGGGATTCGAACCCCCGACATGTTGATTACAGATCGACTGCTCTGGCCAACTGAGCTACGGAAGCGTTTTTTAAATAATCCTCCACAATATCAATGAAGCTGTCAAAGCTCCTGCAAATGACATACTTGTTCCCATGCTTCTCAGCGAGCTCCTGCCAGCTCTTCTGAAGATCTGTTTGCTTGCCGTTCTCAACCTTGAACTCAATGCATAGGGCTGAGTATGGACCTTTAGGAATGAGCAATATGCAATCTGATACTCCTGCGGTGACACCCTCGGCCTTCATGATCTTTGCCTCTGTGACATTCCTGGCTCCACCATTGGGCACGGAGAATAAAAGCCTTGCAATCTTAGGATATTGCAGTCTGAACCATGAAAAGCATACGATCTGAAGCCTTGATTCGGGATGTTTCATACTTTACTTGCCGTTCTAAATGCAAAATTACGGTATTACACTGATATCTGTGTTATTTATTTATCAACACGATTACAAACAATTAAAAAGCCCTGGTCGGAGTGATCAAGGCTCTTATCAGGCCATGCCCTTAATTTATGTTTGAGGATTTAAGGTTTTAGCCTTACGTTATCTTCTGTTTCTGTTAGATAGTGTTAACTACGCTAACACTATCAGGTAGTTAGGTTGCATGGCGCAGGGCCGTACCCCTGCAAAAGCCTATCACCACGACAACCTAACTACAGGTAGAAGCAAAAAAGCCCCTACGCACAACGGTTCTATCGAACCGGGATGGTTTTTAATATCTCGATGGCCTTTTCAATATCCTCAATTTGACTATCTAGGATTGTATATAACTCGACAAAACCCTCCCGATGAGCATCAATTGATTGATTATTTAATTCGATCCACTTATTTTGTAAAATTGCCACTGGATACATAGCTGCTGAAATAATTATTAATTAAAACCTTAATCGCTACCTCGCTCACATAATTTAATTTATCAATCAAATTCTTCCAAAGCAGTTCCTCATTTCTATCTAGAGATCGAACAATAATATTCTGATTGTTTTTAATCTTAAGTGTCGCACAATTTTCGACATTTAATTCTTTCAGATAGTTTGGAAAATCTTCTTTTCCCGAAAAGGCATCCCCTGCTTTCCAGCATTTTTCTATACAGTTTTTTTCCTCGTTAATTATTCCGAGATAATAGTCATCATTAATATGAATGACGCTTGGCATTTCAAAACTTAATTTTTCCATTTTACTTTTATTTTAAATTAAACCGTGATTTTCCAACCGCTCGCCTTCCGCACAACCATTCTTATTGTAATCTCCACTTGACATTTTCCTATGATTTTGCATATTGTAGTTTACATTTTGTTACATATGCGGCCTGTACCCCGTGAAATACCCTCCTGAAGCCGGAACATTGGCATAAGGTGAAACGAACCTCTGGAGCCTTTCAATTGGCTCGATAGGTATATCCTCAATAGGCTTTACCTTCTGTGCTTTTGCTTCAGGCTTTTTTATGACAAGATCTTTGAGCGATTTGATGTAAGGCTTAATAGGCTCTTTCCCACCATGAAAATAGTAATCATACCGATCACGAAGTTCTTTTATATTCTCTACTTGCTTTATGCCATGCAAAACCGTTGCATGATCACAGTTGAAATAACTTCCAATCTCAGTAAGCGTTAGTTTTGTTACTTCCCTTAATCTCATGAAACATATCTGCCTGGCCTCAACATTTTTTCTGAAACGTCTTTTTGATAACAGCATTTTACCTGATATTTCCTCCTTCTTAGCCACAAATACAATTATCTCAGATATTGATTTCTGTATTGGAATAGGCTCTTTTTTTGGCTGAACGGAAGTCTTTCTGTGCTTATACTTCTCAATAGGATTGTAAGAATTCATGTCAGTCGGATAATTCCTTACCCTGATCATGTGGGCTCCTTTTTTTTGATTTGTCATGGTTGTTTGGGTTAGATTATACTGAGGTTAATTTTTCGAGGTTGCATTCATTCACATTGATCAGCCTTATTCCGTAATCAGGCATATTATACAGTGCCGATACACTTGGAACCGGAATAGGTTTACCATCTTTATTGACAATCTGAAAGGAGTTAATGCCGGATTCCCTGACACGTGTACAGCGCAAATAACATCCGTCTAATTCGTAAATCTCTCCGGGCTTCATTAGAATAGTTTCAATTGAGTTTCAGTTAATATCTTTTCAATATCTTCCATTTCCGCCCTAAATCCTTCCATTTCCGGCAACATCTGATATATCCCCTTCTCTATGTATTCCCTGTGTGCCTCTTTGTATTTTGCGTAATACACTTGTAATTCTTCACGGGCATATGCTTTCACCGAATCGCTATAGAAATTATTTGGTTCGGTAAGAATTTTAATATCATTCTGGATGTATTTCATTTATATCTTTTATTTAATCAATTCTCTTAAACATTTTATCTGAACATCAATCCTGGATTCCTCTAGGATGAGCTTTGATATCTCTTCCGAACGGTGATGTTTGCCGTTTCGTTTTGCGATACATTCGGCTTTCTGATCGATCAATTCACTGATAGTCTTTTTGATTCTCAGGCGCAACGGTGATTTGAATTTGAAGGGGTCCATTTGGATTTGTTTTTATAATCAATTTCAGACTTCAATACATCCATATTCTCAGCGATATACTTCGCCACATCAACCGAACATTTATTATTCTCAAATATCCATATCAGATAATCCGGTGGAATGTTTGCGAGTTTTTCGCCTTTGTGCTTGCCGAAAGGCATTACCGATTCATCAGTTAATTTTGACATAATTCAGCTTTTGAAAAATTCACCGAAAGCCTTATTGCCATATTCCCCTTTTGTCGCCTTGATAATTTCACTTATCATATATTTCTTTTGTCTTTTACTCAGCCTGTTATTAACGAAGTCTTTTGTGCCAAACGAGCAAGCTCCCGTAATCACCCTGTAGCAGGTTATGGCATCTTCAAAGGACAATGAATCAGTTAATTTTAGATTCTTATAATCATCTTTCGTCCTGTTACTGACCTTAAATATCAGGTCTGACTTAGCTTCTTTCAGTGATTCTCCGTGCGACCAATTACCCTGACCGTCTGTGATAAGATAAAATATCTCTTTTTCTGCTATTCTGCGTACATGATAAGCATTACCCCTGTGGCTTATTACCTCGGTAAATATCCCGTCAGCTAATAAATATTTACCATCCTGCCATGACAATAAGTATCCTTTAGGTAACCTTTTGTAATTAGCAGTCATTCCGCTCCTGAGATAAAGAGAACCGCCAACAGTAGGATTAAATCCCTCCGGTATCGATGTGAGGCTACTGAGATAAAGAGAACCGCCAACAGTAGGATTAAATCCCTCCGGTATCGATGTGAGGCTACTGAGATAAAGACAACCGCCAACAGTAGGATTAAATC